AGGTAGTCGTCAACGTGCACAAACTGCGCAGGGATCAGGATTTGCGGATGACCCAGGAGTGGTCAGAGAAAAGCCGGGGCTCGATTTCGAGGCCGTCAGCTACCGCGCGCTGCACGTCGGGGAGGTCGTAGTCATGGCCGCCGATGAAGGCGCGCGCATGGACCTTCGACAGCCACGCGCGAATGTCAGCGAGCACCGCATCGTAATTGTGATCGGCGTCGATGTAGACGAAGTCGAGGGAATCGTCCGCGACGAGTGGCGCAATCGCAAGGGACAGCGCCCGGTGCTTCAGAATGTTGCCGCAAAGCGCTGCACGTTCATCGAAAGATCTTTCCACATCATCGGTTGCCGCGGGAAATGGCCAGGGATCCACGCAGTGCACCTCGCCGAAGTAGCGGGCGAATACCTCGGCGCTTTCACCTGCCGCAGAACCGATCTCATACATGATGAGCTGCGGCGTGCCTGCTATCTTGAGGTATTCGCAGAGGTCGACGACGTTGAATGTGGCGCTTCGCATCCAGTTGATCATGCGCCCGTCTCATCTTCGAGTGATTCCAGAATCTTCTCCGCGCTGCAATTGGGATTCCCGCGGCCCTGTTCCCAGCGATCTACGGTGCGTTTGTCCACGCCCAGCATCTCGGCAAGAGCGCGGCGGCTGATGTCCCCGAGGCGATGGCGGAGTTCTTTGATCTGCTCGGGGCTCACGTCTTCGCTCCGCCGCCGGTGGGGCCATGGTAATCCGGGTCCCTCCACTTCGCGCGGAACAGGCGCTCATGCTGCTGCGATCGGCCGTGCGATTCCTCATACTCAAGACCCTTTCCTTCTGAGGCTTTATCGCCGTTTTTCATCAGGTGAGCCTCGAATGCCTCATGCTGGAGGATACCCTGTTCGTGGCGCATATCGCCCTGGGAATTGTCCTCGATCCAGATTTCGATTCCGCCATCCGCACGGATGAAGGAGTAAACCTTGCTGTGCCCGCCGTCCACGTAGTCCATGGCCACGTTGTTCGCGAGGTAGAAGGGGTCGATCCAATAGACGGTGAGCATGTCCTCGCAGTCAGGGAAATCATTTAGCAGCAGGTCACCGCAGCGAATGCGCATCCACAGCCGTGTTCGCGGAGGCTCTAAGGATTCATCGCGCTTGAGATGCGTGGACCACGGCCCTTGATCGTTTCTCTCGGTGACCGCCGCCAGAGGGATCGTGTACTCGCCGCACTGTGGGCAATTAACGGTGACCGACTGAGTGTCCATTGTGAGGATTCTCATTGCATGGTGGCAGCGGGGGCAGGGGATCATTCCTTTTCCCGCTCTTTCGCATCACGATCTTTTGCATAGACGCGATAACGTCTGCGATTTCGGAAAAGCCCTCGAGATCCCCCAAGAGCATAAAGAGACGAAGCCCCTTCCCCCTGCCAGGTTCCGATCTTCCAAGTATTAAACTTCCAAGTCCCCGATTTCCAAGTCATTTACCACCCCGCCGGAGGATTCACCAGATCATTTCCCACGGATTGGCACCATGCCAGAAAACTCGCAGTGCCATGCACGATAGCCGAAAAGATCGCCGTCGCTATGTTCTCCACGGTAGCAAGCTCAGACTTCGCGACGACAGACAATTCTATCGTGATGACTGTGTCTACCATATTCGTCGCGCCCCGCAGCACGATCGTCGCCCACGTGCCATCAGCGCCCGCAAGAACGGCATTTGGAACGCCAAGCAGATAAACGCCCGACATGTTCGTGCCGTCAGTAGGAATGAATCCTCCGGATACCCAGGTACCTTTAGTCATGGTAGTGAGCGAGATCGCCACAGCGCCTCCGCTCGCTCCCTCAATGTCGTAGTAGGCGGTCAGCCCAGAAGATCCCGAAGTCAGCCCGCCAAGAAGTGCACCGGTGGCGGATGACGAATCCCGAATGGGAACTGGGATCACCTTGCTCGTCGTACCGGAATCTATGATCAGATGCATAGGATTCTCCTCTTCGCGCGTTCCTTGCCGGGCGTCCACAAGTCATGCGATTTCGTCCAGAGACGTGGGCTATGATGAGAATATTCAAACGGTCTCCACCATTCGCCTTGCTGGACCTGATTCGGGCCGCCGCCGAGATTATATGCCCCAATCGGTCCCGTCTGCTCGACTCTCAAGTCGTCGAGGTACATATCTCCGGAGTCGGCTCCGAATAACTTCCGACGAGAACGGCGTTTGCGGCATCTGCGGAGGTATTTAGATTCAGGTTAGAGAAACCCGCATCCGGGAGGCTACCGTTCAACCATCCCTCGACAGCGCCCAACGACGCATGCTGCTTGTAGTGGAGGTCTATATAGTACGGAGTGCCCGCAGAGAAAGCATGGGCTACAACGTGGTTGATCGCTCCTGGCGTACTGACGATGTCTATGTGGTCAGGGAGGCCAGGAGTCGCAGCATCATTTATCAACTGGATCTTTGCGCAGCATACCGCCAGGTAATCAGTGCCCAGCCCAATCTCCAAAATGTCAAGGCCCTGATACTGACTGATCGTGAAACCGGCGACGATCTGGAAATAGACTCTTGCGTAGATCTCAGCGTAGCTAGCCCCAAGCCCTTTTAATCCCCAGCATCGTGAGGATGCCACCATGTGCACGTCGTATCCGACAGAACCATGAAGAGCAGATCCAGCAGAAGACGTGAAGGTGTTTGATCCGTTTGTTCCCGTAGACGTGAACATCGCCACGCCGGGAGGGGTTTCGGTCTCGCCGTCTACTACAATCCAGCCTGTTTCACGTGCCATCATGCACCTCTCATTTCAGGATTACCGCAAAACCGCTGCCTCCGCCTCCGCCGCCGCCCTGAAGCGGATGCGGGTATGTATACGGAACGTACGGGTAGTAGGCGTTCGGCCCGCTCCCGCTGAATGCCATGCTCCCCGTGTCGTTCGCCGGAGGCGTCGAATCGCCGGGGGCCGTAGGATGGGACTGAGATCCTCCCTGCCGTGCGCCCGTGTAGGATTCGCTCCCACCGCTGGCCGCCGGGGAGGCCATGAAATAGTCACGGTTCTTCTGAATGAACGTGGGGTCGGTCGATGGGAACCACAGACTGATGTCGGTGATCGGAGCGCCGTTGAGGGTATTGTTCCAGAAGAAACTGTTGTTGATCTGGTCTTGCGCAGGCCACGCCGTCCTTGTGATCCCATTAAACCAAGACGAATGGCCCGGGTCGCCCTCCTCCTCGCCGCATTGGAGAGGATTCGCTCCGCTTGTGATGTAGGTAAAGGCGTTGTCATGGCAGATCACCGATCCGCCTCGGAAGATACAGAACTGATATGTGTGGTGCACGGCGAACGTGTTGTTGTATATTTCGACAAGAGGCTGGCCCCGGAAGTCAGTCCCCCCGGTCCAGTAGCTCTGATTGCCATGGGAATCAAAGCACGCGCAATCAGCGCCCGTCTCCGCAGTCGCATCAAAACTGTTGTACCTGATGACCGTCCTGGCACCCTCATAGTTGTAAACAAACTGATCAATCCCCACATGAGCATTAGTATAGACGAAACTATTATCCTCGATGAAAAGAGCGTGTGAGGTTCCCGCCGCTATCGTCCGAGTCCAGGCCCTGTTATCGTCTCCCCTTATGAGGATCGTCCGGTCGCAGTCCTTGAAGGAGTTGTGATCAATCAATCCTTCGACCCAACCGAAAGAAGAGATCGCCTCGTTGTCGTTCTCGAAATCGCAGTGGTCGATTCTTATATGGTCGAGGCAGTAGCTCCCGTTGGTGACTCCTGCGATTTCGACCTTCCCGGTCCCACCAGAAGAACCTCCGATGAACCCGATCCCCGTGAGCCTCTGCGCCTTGTCGGACCCGGGCTGGAGGATGAAGTACTGCTCCGTGCTTCCACCAGACAGGACGGTGAGCGCCTTGCCCGCGCCCTTGATGGTGATCGCCTTCGTGACCGTGAGAGTGGAGGTCCAAGTTTTCGAGTCCGCAGGGATCGAAAGCGTGTCGCCATCGGAGCATAGGCCGTACGCTGTGCTCACGTCGGCGAAGGACGCACTCGCCGCAATGTACGTCGTGGGGGAGAACCACTGAAGGTGCACATGGGAGAAAGGATTCCAGAAGCCGGTCATGCCCACGAGCAGGATGATAGGCAGGAGCAGCACTGGCCTCCGCGCTTTCGACTTCGGCAGCCCCTTGATTCTGGGGAACTCCCGATTCACTTCCCTGATTGCATCGCGGAAGTCGGGATCGCTGAGACGGCGAAGATACTCCGCTTCCTTCGGATGCCTTCTCAGGTAGACCGCGCGCCTCAGCTTCTTGTATAGCGGAAAGACCACGAGATAGAGCAGGAGGTTGAGCGCGACGGAGTAGAGAAGGCTAAGGAGGAGCGACCGCAAGAACTGCTTCATTTATCCTCTCCGCATCATCACCATAGGTGCATGAGGTCACCGGCGAGCTTCACTACGAATCCCGATGCCGCCCCAATGCCTGCGCCTTCTACGGAGCTCACCGCGCTTTTGCCCGCCGCCGCTCCCGCAATCGCGCCCCCTGCCGCGCCTACTGCCGTCCAAGTCGCATAATCAGTGAAGAGGCGGTGTGCCCTCTCCTGCGCCAGTTGGGAGTTCAACAGGACCTGGGCTGATTCCGAAGCTTGCTTGTAGCTGGCGAAGGTCTGCGATTCCTCGGTCTGCGCAATCTGAGATTTGTCCAACTCGGCCGACTGCTGTAGCCGCGCCGCTTCCGAGGCTTTCAAGTGCGCTTCTGAGCTCGCTATTTGCTTGTCGCTCTGCTGCAATCGTTGATCTTGCTGCGCTGAGGTCGCTAAGAGCGCTTCTATTTGCAGCGGCCATGTCGTCACTTCGTCTCCGAACAGCAATGAGAGCTGCTTGATTATCAGAAGCTGCTCTAATGAATCCTGAATCAGCGACTGCTGCTGCGGCGTCAAGGGCGCGGAGCTTAACTGCGTCTGCGCTGAAAGGCCGGGCAAGCACAAGGTAAGTGAGAAAAGCGCCAAGAGCAAAGGCAACCAGCGCCGTGACCAGGTACCACTTGATTTTCTGCACACGTTCACCCCCCTTGAGACTTTTTCCCCGTGATCGCGCTCACAAGCTCCGTGATGTCCGACCAAGTAGTGAAGAAAAGAAGAAAAAGCGTGGCGAGCACACATATTCCGCCGGGAATGAACGCGATCCATCCCTTGTCTATATGCTGAAAACCCCTGTCCAAGAGCCAGCCCCCGAGGCCGCAGAAGACGGTGGCAAGACAGCGGCGCAGAGACCATGATGCATCCGACTCCTGGAGCGGCCCTATGATCATCCTGTTATGCCTTGCGTCGGATTAGCCGGCGGCTTCTTCGCGGGCTCCCGCTCGCGCCAGATGGCAAGGATGAAGAGCACGATCCCCGCGCCGATCAGGCCCGCGGTCATCTCCCAGAAGCGGGGGATCTCGATCAGACCGGCGACGAAGAACACGATGGCAAACGCGCGCATGGGATCGCCGTCGCCCTTGGCGTCGAGGAAGAAGTCGCCGATGGTCTTGAGGATGAGCAGGAGCACTTGCCTCACGTTTTCGTCAGCTCCGCCAGGACCATCAGACCACCGGCGACAAGGAATGCGACGACCATCACGACGAGTTGATACAGATCCTTGGGAACGCCGATGAAGGTCCACGATGCGGCGGGAAGACCCACGGCGATCAGACGCTTGGTACTGAACTTCCCGTCAGGTGTTTTCAGGAGATTGAGCACCGTCCCCAGCTCCGTGTAGGCGAAGGTGTACACGTCTCGGAAAGCCTGCGCGATCCATTTGCCGGGCTCGGATGCGGGGAAGCCGAACGCAATGACGACTGCGGCAAGGACGATGACCGCGAGAACCAGAAGAACGATGAGAATCATAGAGCCTCCTGTACGATGACGTGGCCAGCCTTCTGCGGTTGGCCGGGGACGCGAACATGATTGATGAACGTGAGGAGCGATAGGACGACGTTGTTTCCATCGTGATCCTCGTAGCCGGTATTGAAGTTGCCCCACGAATCGCGGACGACGATCCCCGTCACGCCAGCCCCGGGGGAGCCGACACTCTCATCGCCTGTCGTGTAGCCGACCATGGCCACGAGGTGACCATTGGGGACGAGTATCGTGCGGAGGACCATGGCACGGCCGGCGTCGATCTCGGAGAGCGCGCGTTGAAGGGTGAGGGTTTCAGTGTACTTGATGAGCGGCTTGCCGTAAACTCGCTTCACGATCCAGTCGAGCATGAGCGGCGCCTCGCCGGGCGGGATCTTCGGCTCGCCTCCGCCCTTGCCATCGGCGAAGAACCATGGGCTGATCGTCCGCATGGCGTCGATGCCATCGGGGCCGTCGACGAGTTCCGTCATGTAGTCCTCGATGAGCTTGCCCGCGGGCGCCTTGGGAGGCTGGACACCGCTTGCCGAGAGCGCAACGACCGCAGCAGTCACATTGCACGAGGAGCCGGGGCGCAACTTGTGCAGGCGCTGATTGTCCCACGTGCCGGGGAGGATCTTCGTCACGGCTTGGCCCTTTTTACGACAATAGCGACTATCGCAACGATCATCGCGACTATCGCTACGGCGGTTGAAACCCAGGTCGCCGCCGATATCGATTGCTGAGTCTTTTCCTCTTTCTTTGTTTCGGCCAACTGCTCGGCGGCCACCTGATCCGCCGTTCGCTCCTTGTAATGGTCGGCGCGCGTCCAGGCGCCCTTGCGGTCTTCCCAGAGCGCCTTGACCATCGAGAGCATACCATCTGTGTCATTCATGCCGAAAACGGCGTACCAGAGGGCGTCGACCATGCGTTGCATCGTCTTCGGTTTTTCCATCTACGCTCCCTTCGGGGGCATGAGATAGCTTTCTTTTTTGTGCGGGAGAAACACGCCGCGGTCGACCCAGCACTCCACCCCTGCCTCCGCGGCTTTCAGGCACCAGGCGGTGTCCTCGCCGGCCATGATCTGGCGCCCGAGCATGGTCATGCGATCGCAAGGAAACCACGGGCGGGGGATACGCTCGAAGACCCCGCGCTTCACCAGCACAAAACCGAATCCAAAGACGAGCGTGCGCTCTAGGGTGTCGGCCATGGAATTGAAGGCGATCCCGTTCATGTCAGAGGCGGCGATAGCGATCTCCACGTTCCCGTCTTCCGCCTCGCCGGTGACCATGGGATAGACGCCGGTGACGACGTCCTTGTCGTCGGCGAGCAGGCGCTCGAAGTCGGCGGGGGTGAAGCGCATGTCACTGTCGACCCAAAGCATGTAGTCGTAGGGGACTTGCCCGCGCCAGGGGGCGGTGATCGTGAAGTCGTTGAGGTCCTCCCGGGGGTTTGTAAGTACCACGGATTCGCGCGCGATGGACAGATTCAGGCGCTGGGTGTTCTTTGCCACCGACACCTTGATGCCCTTGCCCGCGCAGTAGCCGAGGAAGGGATTGAAGCACTTGAAGACCCAGTCGGGATCGAAGCTCATGGCGGGGATGCAGATCACGAGATTCATTCGGCCTCCGTTGCTACGAGCTCGGCTTTCTGGCCATTCTTCTTGCCTTTGCCGTTTTCTCCGGGAGGCGATTTCTCCTCGCCTCCCTCGTCTTCGCCCTGGCCCTTCGCCTCGCTTTCCTCGGGCGAAGTGGCGGCCACCGTGATCTTCTCGGCCCAGTAGGGGATCGGCATGCCGGGGAAGTCCTTCTTATTGCGCGCGATATTGGCGCGATAGTCGCTGCCGTTGTGCTCGCGAGCGACACGCGCGCCGGTGGTCGCGGAGAGCTCGAGCCAAAGTTTCTCTCCCGTTGCCTCCTTGGTCGGGTCAATCTGCACCGGCGGGGTACCTATCCAGCTACAGGAAAGCCAGGCGGCTTGAAGGATCGGATCTCCCCAGCCGGGGGCGCTGATGCGGCCGGCGGCGATCTCGCAGGAAAGCCACATCTGGTAGACCGTGTTCAGCAGGTTGTCGGCCATCCATTTGCGCTTCATCTCCACCACGCGCCAGTAGGCGGCGAGCATCCCGCGGGCGGCGGAGTAGGAGGCCTCGAACTTCTGCTTGAACCACTCCAGCGGCATGCCATGGGCGGCCAGGAGGCCGGTGAGGATCGCGTCGACGAACGCCTCAAACTGCGGGTTGGGCGCCGTGGAAGTGAGCATCTTGATCTGGTCACCCTTCTCAAGGTTCAGGATGTAGCTGGAGCCCGGGGTATCGAATGCCGCCTCCTCCAGCTGCGTGACGGCCACCGGCTCGTTGACGAAGGAACCTGCAACCGAGACGCCGCCGGGGATGGGGGTGGAGGCGCCCATCATGTTCTGCGGGCCTGCGGGCGTGCGGCCGATCTGCTCGAGGAAGTTCGACGGCTGCGCCTGCGTGTTTTCCACGGCAAGCGGGTGCTGGCTCTGGGCGATCGCCTTCTTGACCTCGGCCAGCAGGTAATTCTCCACCTCCTGCCATTCCTGCATTGTGATGCCAAGCTGCGAGTAGCCCCTACCCTGGCCGGGGTACTCGGCGTGGTAGCCGTGGATCATGAAGATGCGCCGGCTCTTCTCGCCCACGCGCGGGATCTCCACCTCCTCATAATAGGACTGCGCATCAAGCGGGAGCGTCCAGATCTTGTAGGCGGTCTCCCGGCCCTTGGCGTCGCGGATGATGCCGTCATTGAACATGGGAAGGGGGAGCACGGCCGAGGTCACCGCGTCGCCTCGGATCTGGTTGGGGTCGATCAACTCGAACTGGCAGGGGTTCAGGAGCTTCGGGTCCTGCGCGTAGTACAGGCGGAGGAAGAAGTCGTTGTCCCGGATCATCGAGCCTTGCACCATGTGCGTGATCTCGTTGAAGTTGAACTGGCCCGA